TCAGGGATGACAGGAACGTCAACATCGACGCTCAAGTCAGGAGCATAGCTCCAATATTTATATTCAATTTCAAATGCATCACTCGGCAAAGGGGTGACACCAAACTTCATTTCCTGTGTCTGATATACCGTAAGAGGTACACCATAACCACCAACACCATTCATGTCCTCAACAGGACGGTGCATGTTCAAATACTTATCGTATGAAATAACAGGAAGTTGTCTAGGGCTATTACCAACAGACGGCAGCAGTTTCAAATAAAAGCTACTCCAATCAACAGAGGAAGCGTCAGCAGGCAAAGAATAAACACCGACACCAGCGGTCAGCGTTTGAGTGTATGTAACAATAGCAAAAGGCCACTCTTGTGCCGATTGCATAATCTCTCTAATAGAAGAGTTGATAGCATCCTTAGCCAAAGCCTGAACGTTTCTAGCCAGAGCAAAGTCGTTGCTGTCGAGGTTCACCTCGTTGATGCGTCTCAGCAGTTCGTTGGTTAAGGAAATGTATGTTGCCATAATATTTATTTCAAAATAAAAGGAAGCCCCCACCTAAGCAGGGACTCCCAGTCTAGTTCACTTAGGCTACGTTGTAAGCAGCGGTAACGATGCCTTCGGGACGAAGGATCTTACGACCATACAAGTGCATACCACGAACGATGTCAGCAAAGCTGTCGGGATCACGATAAGCTTCAGTCTTAGTGATCTGTTCAGCAGTTGCGACAGCAGACTCATGACCAGCAACAACGATACCGAAGTCGGTAGTCTGCTCAGCAGTACCAGCAGTTTCTGCGCCACCGCCGATTGAAGGCAGGTTGTTAGAAACATAGATGCGGAAGCCGTGCAGGTTGTTCAAGATCAAACCGTTCTGCAAACCAGAACCACCGAAGTCGGCGTTCAACAGGCGGCTGTCTTCGTCTTTCAACATCTCAACGAAGATGGGATCGACGACCATCCAACGACCGTTGGTGTCAACAAACTGTTGGTCCAACTTACGAGCCATACGAGCAATCAGCATCAAGGGTGACACTGTAGCGGTAGGCAGGGTAGTTGCGCCGGGAAGACGGGGAGCCAAAGGAATAGAACCACCAGTGGTAGCGCTAGTCAAGTTGGTGAAGTCTTCACGATGCAGCTTGTTGGTAGCCAACAATTCGTCTGCGTCAGCAGCGGTGTTAGCCTTAGTACCAGCAGCAGTGGTACGGGCGGTGTCAGCAACAGAACCCAGAGCGGATTGTGTGTAACCTGACAGGTAACCCAGAACGTCTTGGTCATACTGATCACGCAGCTTGTAGCCAGCACGGTCGGTAGACAAAGACTGCCAGTTCACATGTGAGTGAGCTGCTTCGATGTCGTCAACCTTGAAGGCGAAGTAGTTGCCTTGATCAACAACCAGAGTGAAGTCGTCGTCTTGCAAGTCGTCAGCAGCAATAGTAGTGCCACGCTTGTAAGATTTGACAGCGATCTCAGGTTCTTTGATGATCTTAACAGAGTCACCATAGTTGGCGATCTCACCAAAGTAGTCGTTATTGGTGATAGCTTCAACAATAGATGACTTACGGAATGCAAGCTGAACTTGCTTGCTGTAGATAACTGGGCTGAATGCCCCATTTGGCAAGTTGGTATAACCTGCTGCGGATGGAAAAGCCATTTTGAATCTCCTTTATAGATAAGTGTATGGCATATAATTAAATACGCTCCACATTACTACAGAGGCTGATTTTATTAGGTGCTGCACATTCCGAAGTGCCCAACGGAATATACCGGGCTAATAAACTTTCAGGTAATTCTGACAGTTTACTGTTTTGCGTTACTAACTGACAAAGCAAAATAAACAGATCTTCTGAATACTCTTGCTTCATCTTATTGATAGCAGAACAAACAAGTTGTATGTTTCCAACAACATATCCGATACTACTATCTACCCTGTCGAGGCTCATTGTGTTAGGTTGGTTAGCTGTTGCAATCAGCGGCAACCTAGTATAAGCACATCGACCTTTTTGATTTTCCCACAAGTCCAATAAATCAGACTCAGAGATGTCAAACTCTTTTTTCTTTCTACATCTTGCTTTTGTCCTAAGACTTCTTAATCGAGACTCAACATCTCTTTCAAGTCTAGGGACATAAGACTTTCTGTATACAGAAACTTTCTTTCCAATTTTCTCAGCATTCGCTAAGTAATATTGAGAAGACTTTTCTGAAGAACAACTCTTACAAGAACTTTTATACCCACTCTTTTTAGAACTATCTTTATGATATTCTAAAATGTCTTTAACTATACCACACTGTGTACAAGATTTTTGCATACTTCCCCAACTAGAAGGAGGCTAGTCTATGAGTTGGCATAGACAGGGGAGCTACCCTTTTCGCCTTTTAGTACAAGTTATACTAGAACTTTATGTTCTTGTCAACTATTTAACGAGCCGCACCGCTCATATCGTATACAAATTTACCAGCTTTAATTGCATCGCTAATTGCCTGAGCATTCTTTTCATACTCTGGCATAGACATTTTAGCAACTTGGCTTTCGTAAATCAGACCTTCAGTACCATCACCATTCGGTGTTGATCTTGTGCGGCGGGTGGAAATAGCAGATGCTGCTTCTTTGTCACCACTGGTCTTCTTTGTTTTAATACCCTTGTCTGCTTTGTACAAATCAATTGCACGAGCAGCAGCACGGGCATCATTATCATTCTCATACAGAGCCTGCTGAACCCAAGCTGGTTGATCTTCAACCCACTCATGGAATTCATCCTGATCACGAATATCATCGAAGTCAGGGTGCAGACGCATCAACTCTGCTTCAGCTTTCTCACGAGCAGCGCTGCGTTCCATCTCATCAATCTTCTTGAGACGTTCCTCAAGGCCCGTTGTCTGCTCCTTTGCCTGTTGAATAGCAATGGTCTTAACCAACTTATACACATCAGGATATTGCTTAGCCCAAGCATCAATCTCTTCTTGAGTCTTAGGTAAACGCATTTGTTGTTTGGTTGCATTATTAAGTTGACTGGTTAATTCATCAACTTTCTTTTGCATCTCATCCAACTGCTTCTGACTATATCGACGAAGATCACCATATCTTTTCTTGAATGATTTTTCTTCGGCGCTAGTTGGCTCTTCATCATCTTCCTCTTTGGCGGCTTCAACCTTTTGAGGATTTTTTAATTGTTCAAGCTCTTCTTCAGCTTGGCGAATACGCTCTTCACTCGCATTACGACGACCAAATGCAACAACAGCTTTAGGGGCTGGACTAATTTCGGACATAAAATACCTTTCAATTTGGGGCTAACTGTAGCGGTCAATACCGGGAATTAGGTAGCCAACAACGGTGGGAAATTATTGTGTATTGGTCAGCCCACCACTGATACCAATATTCTCATTATATATTATCTAGAAGCAAGTCCGGTCTTTTTAGACTTCTTCTTGGCTGGATACTTTCTCTTAACCAAGCCGCCTTTTGCGTATTCACCAGTATCAGAATCTCCCCAACCACCATCGGAAGATGATGAATAGCCGCCACCATCGCCGCTTGAGCCGCTGTCACCGCCACCATGACCCATATCACCTGCGTCATATCCAGCAGTTCCTGAACCATAACCACCATCGCCGCCACCAAAGTCAACTCCGTCTGCTACACCGCCTTCTGCATCATAACCACCACCAGAAGGCATTCCGGGGTCAGCTGTTTCTGCTCCTGTTCTAACACCGTAAATTGAGTCAGTAGCTATTCCGGGGTCAGCTGTTTCTGCTCCTGTTCTACCGCCACTATCTACATCTACACTGTTAACCTCAACAAAGTCACCGTTGGCGTTAAAGTATCCTCCGAATACAGCAATGTCTTGCGCTTGAACGGAAGCAGTATTAGAAACAGTAGCAATACTACCGTCCTGCATAGCCATTGTAAACATTCCGCTTTTGGTAACATCATTATTTGAAACAGCCTCAGCCGCTTCAGTCGATTTATCAAGCTGGTCATCAAGATATGAGTTAGCAATATAACTTGCAACAGTCGTAGCGATAGGGAATGCTGCCTTCATCCCTTTATTCTCAGCAATAGCTAATGCGTTAAAGGCTAAGTTTTGACCAGAGATACTGATGCCTTGACCGGGAAGACCACCACTATCACCCC